CGTCACCATCAGCGTCTCTACTAGCTAAAGCTCTCATATTTGCAATTAGAAGTTTAGTCTCATTATCCCTTTGGTTAAGCATATCCTCCTGCTGCATCTTAGCTTGTTCAAGCTGCGCCTGCGCTTGTAACTGTTGCTCTTGCATTTGTTGCTGTATTTGCTGCTGTTGGGCAACACGCTCTTGCATAGCTTTCTCATCTTTCTCAATAAGTCTTTGTTTCTCCATAAGACTAGTAGAGTTAAAGAGTTTCATTACAGCACTGAAAGAAATCATTTGATTTTGCAGACCTGCTTGTGCTAATCCTTCTAACTTCTGGTTAAGGTCTTGGATACCATTACCAGTATCCACTACAAGACCATAATCATTTTCAGCAAACTCATCTCCGTTAATACTCGCTATACGCTGGGAGCCGTCAGAAAGAATGTACGGGAATTTAAGAGATTGTCCTTTAAGAGCTATCTTAGCTGTTTCTAGGAAGCATTCTAGAGCCCTTCTTTTAACATCATCATGGATAGTAAATATCCACTCAGTAATATGTGAAGATTGTAAAGTGGCTCTTTCAACTCCACCTACAGTTTCTCTGTTAGATACTTGGCCCTCTCTTTGCTTTGTGATACCTATAACTTCAGACATTTCCATCTTGATAAACTCAAGAAGATTGATATACATCTGAATACTATTTCCCAGTTCTGCATCAATAACCCCAGTAGTAGCATTATTAAGACCTCCGGCTAACTTACCCATAGCAGCACCTTGGTTTCCTTCCTTAAAAGAGTCGGTAACTGCTATATTAGCTTTTCTAGCAAAGTACATCCACTTGTCAATATCCCAATCTTTAGGAACCTTAGCAAAATCTAGTTGAATAATCTTACCCCAGTTCTTAGCTATCATCTTATTCAGTCTATCATGGATAGTATCATAAAGATAGCTATAGGGCTTCATCATATCTACTAAACTATAAGGCTTGCTATCATTGATGTTGTAAATAGAGCCTACAATACCAAAGTGACATCTAGAAGGATTAGAGAGTCTGTTGTACTGAATAACTCTAGGCCTCATATTAACATAGATTTCCTGACCTATCTTAGTACCTTCCCAAGCTTCGTTAATGTAAAGAATCTCTTCTTCCTCACCAAAGTCTTCATTAAGTATATAGTCTTCTGAATAGAATCCGAAAGTCTCTTCTCCAGTTTGAGGATTGTAACCTTTCACTTTTTTAATTCTTCTTCTAGACTTCCAATACATACGAAGTACTCGGATATTGCCATTAACATCGAAAGGAGCCATAGTGTCTGGAGTATTAGAAAACAAACCAAATGGATCGAAATAAAAAGGAGTACCGTCTTCATCTTCTCCATAAGAGATAGTATCGCTAATCATAGGAGCATATACCTTCTCCTCTCTATCATCTCTATGTCCCATAGAGTCTACTTGACCTTGAGTAGTAGAATATTTCTCTATATACTCGATGTCTTTCTTACTTAAGACATCATAATAAGCATCATACACTTGTCCCGGAGACCAATAATCTTCTAGAATAATGATGTCGGCATCTTCAATTCTGTTGCTAAAACCAGACTTAAATACTCTTATTTTAAGAGGATTAACTCTTTCTAGAATAGGCTCTCCTCCTCTAATATCGCATTGATAGATTTCCTCTCCAACAATAGCAGCATCCATAAAACCACTATTAAAAGTTGCAGGGAAATTATTCTCCTTAGAATAATGATGGAGAAGATTATTAGCTCTAACTTCTCGCATATCCTGCCACTCATAAGAGAAGAAGTCAGACATTTTTTCTAGTCTTTGATTAAACTCGTCCTCACTCTGAGATTGGTCAGAAACTAATTGCTGTAGTTGTTGTAATACTAAAGATTTCTTATTATCCTCTATCTCTGATATAGAGTTGGGGTTAGTAACTACTACTCTATAATCAAACAGCCTCTTGTATTCCTCACCCCTAAGAACCTGAAGTTTACTATTTATAATAGGAAAGTGCTGTATTTTAGAAGAACTTTCTCTTTCCTTCATACCTTCAGGATTAATAACAACCTCGAGGTCTTCCATGTGTAGAATACCATCAAAAAGGTCATAGTTAATCTTCTTATGTATTGTGGAATTCCTTACAGGGGCATAGTTAAAGAAGGACTTAGAGTCTGCCCAATCTAGGTGCTTTTTCATCCAAGCCTTTGTCTTCTTAGACAAAGGTAACTGTTGCTGTGGTAAGGTTGTTACACTATCATTCATAATATTGAAATTTATTGCAAAAATACGAAAAAAAATAAAGATACACAAGTATAAAAGTAAAAAACTTATACTTATGTATCTTTAAACTAAGCTTTCTTATAATTTCTCCTGAAGTAGTCGTCATTTGCTAAGTCAGAACCGTTAGTTTTTCTGGTAGTAACCTCGCTAAACTTACCTCCATTTAAGGAAATCATTTCCTCTCTATACAACATAACCATACCTAAAGCTCTAATTCTATCAAAGTTCCTAACTGGATCAAATGCTATAAGTTCTTCTAACAGAGCCCTTCCTCTAATAGTATATAACTGAGGTAGGGTAGTTTGCGTCTCTTCTCCATTCTCATCTTTAACTATCATAGGCATTGGTTGCATTAACCAATCTCTGATTCTTTCATTGGCATAGTTATTTATAGCCGCAGAAGCATTGACTCCATAAGCATTAGAGCCTATTGCTGAATACTTAATCATCTGTTTATCTCGAAGGGATTGAGGAGTCTCTGCTAATAAGTAAATGCAATTCATCCTTTTAAAGTATGGAAATATACCCTTCTTATTAGACTCGTAGAGTACTTTGGCTTTGTAGAATAAACATAACAGTCTGACTATCTCATAGTTATCGTCTGCATAAGTCTGTCTACCAGTATATTCGGCAACTATTCTGTCAGTGAACAGGTCTAGTACAAAAGTACTAGAGAGTGACGAAGACTCTGCCTGGTCATTATCTACAGGGTCATGTCCTACTATATATCTGCCACTAGGTATCTCTCCTGAAGAATCTCTTTTAGGCATTTCATAAATCTCAATAGCTCCTCTTGTACTATTATCAACTCCATAATCTCTAATAGGCTTATCATCAGTAGGCATAAAGTTCACTTCGCCTTTAGCATTCTGAACTAAATTTCCTACATAAACATCGTCATAAGCTTTAGGATCTAGGTCAATCTGTTGCTTTCTTTCAGATAGACTAGCTACTGGAAAATAAGCATTCTTGACTTTAATAATAGCTTCTGCTGGAGTAATAGGCATCTCGGCTATAACTCTAAGTACTGAGTTAGGATTAGCACTATATTTAGCTTTATATCTAGCCATTAATATCTGAACTAATGCTTGTACTACATCAGATACCCCATTCTCATTATAGCAGCCTTTTCTGTTTACATACGCAGGAAAGAAATAACCAAACTCTGGATTACCTTGTTTAGGCTTATCATATACATTCTTGATAGCATGAATGTTATATCCATTAGGGTTATAGAGTAAAGTTTTAGCAGACTCAAAGTTAGACTCTTTCTCAGCAGCAGTACCCACTAAATATGCCAAACCATAAGTATAATCTCCTTCTTCCATACCTTGTCTAACCACATCAAAGATTTCGAGAAGGTTAGGAAAGGAACCCATCTCTTCAAAGTATATATGACCACGCTTACCTCTCAACTTACCAGAATCATCCTTAGACGATACTCCGATAACACTGTTTAGAGAGCCTTTCTTTCTTCCATAATTATCTAGATATCCCATTTGCCAGAACATATCTTGTGAAGAACTTCTAAGTCTAAGTCTAGGGAATTCAGTATGTTCAGACACAAAGTTAATCATGGGTTCAAACTTAGAAAGAGTTCCGTCTTTGTCTGCTAAGTATTCTTTTTGGTATGCAGTAAGGATGGTAGTTACTCTTTTACAGACTTCCTGACTCTCTCCTAGTATTAAATTATGAGCCATCATAGAAGCCAAACTATATGATTTAGAGCAACCACGTCTAGCTAATTCAATGCCATGATGTCCATTATCTCTAGCTTGATTTATATAATGGAATCTTAAGTATATTCCTTCCCAAGTTTCAGGAAAGCCTTCAACACGATCAGCCTTCTTTCTACCTTTAGTTACTTTTGTAAGCATAATAGGGCAATAGTTCATATACCAATACATATAGCCTGTTACCCACTCACCGTCAGATTCTCTTACAAACCCTTCCCTAACTCTTCTCTTCTCCTCGTCTATGAACTTTCTAAACTCACTATTAGGATTTGGGTTAGGTCTTAAATAGGTATAACAACCATGCTTTTCAAAGTGTTTAGCAGCCGGCCTGAAGTAATCCATATTCTCCAGAATGTGCGGATTAGCAAGGTCTATTGTAATTCGGCCTTTCTCGTCTTTAGGTAAATCCTTGGCTCTAAGTCTGTTAGGACTAATAAGGTTCTTTACATATTGAACATTATTGATAATGTCTAGGAGCTGCTCTGCAACTTCTTCAGGTAGAGTACTAAGAAACTCCTTAGTTATTTCTGTCTGAAATTCGTTAGTCGGTATATAAAAATCCTCTCGTAATTCTAGCATAGTTAATCCTCATCTTCTAGTATTGATTTAGTCTGAGAACCTCTAGCTCTGGCTTCTTCTATAATATCCTTGCTGAGTGTCCTCTCAGCATCGTCCAAATCTTTAGCTAGTTTAGGAACCTCTTTAATAAGATTCATTGCCTCTTTTAACTCTTTCATATCTAGGCCCTCTAATGATTCACTTCTAGACCTAAGTTCTCTTCTAAAAGAATTAACAAACAGTCTTGTATCTTCTAGCAATCCAGCAGATGCTGGTTTGAAACTTTCATAGAAAGTTAAAGCCTTCTTAACAGCTTCGTCAGCCTTCCAGTTATCAGGCAATCCAATGCCTTTAATAATCTCTTGGGACCTAACGTCCTCATCTACAAGGTATTGATAATCACTTCTAGGGTCTCCCATAAAGTAGATATAAGCAAACTCCTGTTTAGCCATTCGCTTATCCTTATTTTTGTCTCTATCATATAGGGTCTTGAAGGGTGAAAGAAGGAGGGCTTCTGGTTCCACACTCACTTCGTAGCCTTCATATTGAAATAATCTAATCATGATATATGGTATTAAAAAGAAAAAGCTCCCTTATAGGGAGCTATTGTTAAGTAATGATTGTAGGCTTGTTTATGATTAATCCAGAACCTTCAACTTCCTCATACTCCTCAATAACAAAGTCAATGTCTTGCGAAGTAATAATCAAATGAGGCTGGCCGTCAATCTTAACTTGATTAAAGTTATAGGAAACTACCTTATCCATACCTTGAATATCTCCTTTTATAGAGCCCTCTTTGTACTGATGTACAGCATATCTCTTAGGATTGATACATACAAGGTCTCCTTCTTTAATACCTCTAACCATAGGACCTACAGTCACTACTTTCTGGAATTCTTTCATATTCCCCTTAGGGATAATAACACCTCCTTCGGTAGTCTTGCCATCATAAACTTCCTTAGTTACGAGGATATAGTCTGCAGTAAGTCTAATCTTTTTGATATTTAGCATTTCTTCTCTTATTTAATTCTTTAAGATAAACATATCTCTCATAAGTACATGAGAGTTTCCCTAGATTGGGAAGATTAATATTAGTTCTAAGTTTATTAAACGAAGATTCATCAAGGTCTTCCTTTAATGGAAGTGCTTCTATAGTAGTCTTAATGAATCTCCAATATGCTTTATAAGCTTTTTGTACTACTTCTACCGGTAAATCAAGGTCTCTTGATAGTCTATTTAGAGTGTCCTTCATCTAAATCAAAGAATAGTAATAGCTTAAAAGACTCGTCTCCTGGATTTACTCTTTTAGGTATGAACTTTGGGTTGATTCTTCCATCGATTAAAACTTCAGTCTTTCTTAGTTTTCCAAGTATGACTTGGAAGAAGGCATCTGAAACATCACATTCAGTCTTAATTTTAGTCTTAATCTCTTCATCCATTAAAGCTTTATCTAGCCAATTCTCATCTTTTATAGATGAACTAAGCTCAAATCTAGCCTTAAGAAAGGAAGCAACTACATCCTTTTCTCTGCCAGTCAAGTGATGTAGTGGAGTAAGATATTCAATCCAGAGCCTAAAAAAGGAACCACTTAGAGATGCTGGAATCCTTATTACGTTATTTAGCTCTGTTATCTCCATTACTACTTATTTTCAGGTTCTGGAGTTTCAGCAGGAGTAAGCATTACTTCTAGTTTGGCTACTAGTTTAGTTATAAACTCCTTACTGAAAAGGTCTTTATGATCAAGTGCTCTAAGAGCTAAGTTAATTTCAGCAATATTATGCTGGTCTGAGATATTCTTAATAGTCTCTTTAAGCTGCTTATTTTCGTTGAAAAGCTGCTGAGCTTGCTCGAAGAGTTTACTCGAATAGCTTTGCAATTCCTCGTAGGTCAATTTTTTCTTCTCTGACATGTTTCTCTCTATATAAAGGTTTATATTTTGTTTGTTGTAATTCTTGCCATGCTTCAATGCTGGCTTTACTGGTGTAACAACCTCCGCAGCTGTCACAATAATCTTCGTTAGTTCCAGGTAATATCTTGATATTTAGGGAGCCACAAGTTACACAGTAGTGTACTGGAATCTTATTATAATCTTCCTTAGATAACTTCTCTTCCGGTAAGTTGCTCATATACTTTTCTTCTGTTATAGGTTTCAGTACCTTTACCTCTCTTCCTGTTATTGAAAGGCCTGTTTGGGTAAACATCACCATATAGAGATACATGACCTCTTCTCATTGCCCTTCTCACAGACCTATATCTGCCAGCTGCTGAGAAGTGCCTAAATGAAAGAATACCTCCATTCTTAAAGGCCTCTTGTCTCATTGCTTCTACTTCAGCAGCTCTTTCTCTTGCAGCTGCTTTAAAGGCTTCGGTAGTGATAATACCATTATTCTTCTCTTCCATAATGTTGAGTATTAATTAGTTAATAAAAAAGCAATGTTCCAATGAAGGAACATTGCATTAAATTAGAAGCGGGAGTGAGATTCGAACTCACGTCATTTGGCTTATGAGACCAAGCTGGAAGCCATCTCCAGTCCACCCCGCCATTATTTAGAGCCCTAAGTAGGATTCGAACCTACGACTTATTCATTACAAGTGAATCATTCTACCACTGAATTATAAGGGCACTTAGTGAGGAAAGAGGGACTCGAACCCTCACGAAATTAATCATTAGATCCTAAGTCTAACGCGTCTACCAATTCCGCCATAACCCCAGATTATTTGTAGGAGTTGATGGAGTTGCACCACCCGAGTCTTTCGACAACTGATTTACAGTCAGTCCCGCTACTATCTACGGAATAAACTCCTAAGTAAAGCAGTATTATCTCTATCTCAGAGAGGCTCTACTGCTATCTTCAAGATAACAAAGCTCATCTTGAGAAGCTGTCCTTAGTTCACTTTATTACAGTTCAGTATTGCAATTAGAACTCTTTCAGAGCTAAGCCATAAGTTATCTGCAACTAATAACCTACTAACATCTGTTGCATAAATGTTTGCGGAATCCATAGGGTTCGAACCTATAACCTATTGGTTAACAGCCAATCGCTCTACCGTTGAGCTAGGAATCCGTCGTAAAAAGAGTAATCAACCAGTAACCTGAGTGGGACTTGAACCCACAATCTCCACCTTGAAAGGGTGACGACTTAAACCAGTTTGTCCATCAGGTCATTTAGCCGGGAGTTACCCCGGCTAGTTTTTAACGGCAACCACCTTTACCTTTGGTCTTACCGCCCTTTTTAGAACCGCCTTT